CCGAACGCCTTGGGCTTTGTGCTGGTCAAGCATGTTTCTGGTCGCAACAGCCGCCTGCAGTTCAAGTCGTATGATGCAGGGCCGGCCAGTTGGATGGGGGTCGCAGTGGATTACGTTTGGTTAGACGAAGAGCCACCACAAGAAATCTATTCGCAAGCTCTGCGCGCTACCTTGAAGTCAGGTGGTCCAGTCAGTTTGACGTTCACGCCGGAAGCGGGGGTAACGGGCGTGGTGGCAATGTTCTTAAATGAGCGCAAAGGTGGTCAGGCGCTAGTGCAGGCCACCTGGGACGATGCTCCACACTTGAGCTTGGAAGTCCGCGAAGAAATCCTAGCAGCGCTACCACCGCATGAGCGATTGATGCGTAGCAAAGGCATACCGACCTTGGGTAGCGGGCAAGTGTTTCCAGTGCCGGAAGATCAGATCATGGTTTCAGCGTTTGCGATACCAGACCACTTCAGCCGGATTGCGGGGATCGATTTCGGTTTCGACCACCCTACGGCTTGTGTGTGGTTGGCGCATGACCGTGATACGGATGTCGTTTACCTTTATGACGCATACCGCGAAAAAGGTTCAGGCATGCTCCAACATGCGGAAGCCATCAAGCACCGTGGTTCTTACATCCCCGTCGCCTGGCCGCATGACGGCTCAATTCACGACAAGGGTTCTGGTGAAGCCTTAGCGACACAGTACCGGCGTGCAGGCGTAAATTTTTTGGGTAGTCACTTTCTCAATCCGGAAGGTGGCATTGCGGTAGAGCCTGGCTTGATGGCGCTACTCACTAGGATGCAGACAGGCAGGTTTAAAGTTTTTAACCATCTGGACCAGTGGTTTCAAGAGTTTCGAATGTACCACCGGAAGGACGGCAAGGTGATTCGAAAGCACGATGATTTGATGAGCGCGACTAGGTACGCTTGTCAAAGCCTAAGATACGCGACCACGGTCAACTTCCAGCCCAGACCATCTGTAGCGGTAGGCAGTTTAACAGACGGCAGCTTCGACCCGTTCGACTTCTGGATGCGACACCAAACTGCAGAGACTCATGGCCCGCTCAACTAGACGTGACACGGACTTCAACATCCGCGAAGCGCTGAAGCGTACCCGCAGTCAGTTGCTAGGTGCCCAAGAATCGGGCAGAGCAGCCCTAGCGGGTTATCAAGAGTTAGCGCCACAGTACAACCGAGCGGTAGAGCAAGCCCGCAACTTTCAGAGTACGCTGACGCGGGACTACAACCGTTATGTTCAAGACCGGCAGACCGCCAGCACTCAATATCGTGATTTATTGCAACAAAGAAAAAGTGCTTACGACCAGGCGGTCGCGGCAGGTGCCCCCTTGCGGCAGCGTGTCGAGAGCGCAAAAACAGATTTGGATCAGTTAGAAAGACTAATCAGCCGTTCAGCGCAGGAAGCGACGGGCTTGTATGACCGCTACCAGCAACAATACCAAGCAGGCGTGAAGGTGGGGCAGCAACAGTATCAGACCAAGCTGGCTGGATTTCAAGAACGTGGGCAGAAGCTCACTCAGGACTATCAACGGTTTCAAGGCAATATTGAGTTACTCAATCGCCAGATTGGCATTCAGCAAAGCAACATTGAGCGCCAGCGGAACATTGCCCAACAGTACCTAGGCACTGCAGAACTAGGCGGGCGTTATGTAGTCGATAGCACCAACAAGATTTACCGAGTCTTTACAGACAACAACAATCAATTCACAGGTGCGCAGGAGTATCGGCCATTTGGTCAAGGCTTCGCGCAAGGCTTGGGTCGGGTCACCGATTCTGGATATGGTTCTTTAACGGAAGCCATCAAGTTTTTGTCCAGTCGTGGAACCAAGTCTTTTGCCGATGCAGTCTATGAGCGCTACCGCCGTGGTGCTAGTCCCTATGGAACCTATCAAGCCGTAGCACGCCAGACACAGAACTATGGCAGGCTCGCGCAACAAGCGATGGATGAAGCAAGTGTATTTGAAAGAAACATCCAGAGTTTTCAAGCAGAAATACCGAGAGTGCAGCAAGCGATTTCTGGAGTGCTTGCCCAGAATCGCGCTTTGGACCAGGAAGTTTCAGCGTTTCAGGCCGACCAGGATTTTGTAACACGGATTGCTCAACAACAGTCAGCAGGTGCTCTGGCTGACTATGACCGATATTTGTCGAGCACCTACAATCCGATGGTCCAGGCCCAACAGACTATTTTGCGTGAAACCTACAATCCGGCAGTAGCTGCATTGAACGAGTATCAATCCGGTGGTCAAGTGCAGCGTGCCTTGCAAGATTATCAATCATTACAACAAGACACCGGCTTTGTTGACCGTGCGGCGAGTGACACGAAAGCGATCTACGACGCCAGCCAGCAAGAGTATGGGCGCCTACAAGCAGCCTACGAAGGCATGACCCCGCAGTTAAATCAGTACACGCAACAGGCGGAAGCGGCGAAGCAACAAGTACTCAGTCTTCAGGGCATGACACCTGGGCTGCAGCGCTCGCTTGCCATTGACACCGAAGCCAGAAAGCGTGGCACACGA